AGTGAACGAAATACTTGTCAATAGATGCCTGATTGATAGCGCTCTGGGTTGTGCCACCTGTGCGAGTAATTTGGGCTGAATTATAGATAAGCACATCGTTGAGAAGCCACACGGCGTTGAAATAAGGGATGCCTGTGCCATCGTCATTGAATACAACTGGCGTGGCATTTACGCTGCTTGTTGTAAAGGCTCTGTCCTGAAATACGAACTCGCCGGAAGCATTTACATATAAAGAGCCATACTCGCTGATTTCGACCGTCTGCATGGCTTCTAGAGCCGTTCTAGGGGTTGCTGGGTCTGCCTGTAGGGTTGTTTGTCCAGCATCGATGTCACGCATAGAAGCAGGCCATCCGATTTGGTCAAGAATCTTATTGATGCGAGTACCTGATAACTGCCCTGCGCCTGAATCTGTGACTGTTGAAATCTGTGCGTTCTGTGCAAGTCTAAAGGCATCTACAGCTGTAATGGTTGTGTAGACAATATCGCCTGTGAACTTAGGTGTTGTTGTTGAATAGCCTGTAATAAAGCCTGAGAAAATTGGGTAAGTAACTGAGTTCCAAGTGGCTGTTATTGCAACTTTGCGCATTGGGTTGAGTAACCCATAGTAAGGACTGGCAGTATTCTGTGGGTTGAAATCGCCGTTTTGATCCACAATGCGTAGGGTTAATTGACCTGTCTGGAATTGGTCTGCCTGTGCATTGCGCCCTCTGCTGGTCTGAACTGAATCGACTTGATTAGACACATCAACAATGACTGCTGCGCTATCAGCTAGAACATTAACCCCGAAGATTCCTGAACCAATAATAAATGCCTCAGCATTTGATGGGCCAGTTGAGAAGTTAATAATTGCATTGATTGTAGGTACTGCCACTAGATTGCTCCAGCGTAAGTGGTTGAGTTCCCATATCTATTAAGGTCTTGGATGGCGTTTTGAACGACTGCGGCAATCTGTTGATCTCCGATGCCTGTGGCGTTAATGGTTATATTCGTTGCTCCACTACCGCCTGACACATTATTAATTTCAGCTAGTCTGCTCGGCAATGTTGAGATGAATGGCATTACACGATCAAGTTTTTCACGAACAATGGCTCGTTGTGTTTCTATTGGTGTATTTGGTCCAGTCGTGGTCAATGTTTGAATTTGTTTTAATTCAGGTGCAATCTTGTCAAGTATAGATCTAACTGTTGACCTAAGTGCTTCGATAAGTACTTGAAAGGCGTTTTCCGCTTCGCTTGACTTCTTAATTAAGCCAGCCATAGCAGTATTTTGATCATGGATAGCCACCAAAGATAGAAGGCGCATCTTTGTCTCTGAATCAGTAGTCTGATTAAGTGCTGTGTATAAGCCAATGCGCTCTACATCAAACTTCTTTTCTAGCTCTTTGAGGGCTAGTTCATCGCCTGTAAGGGCAATCTTTCGAGCAGTATTGGCATTATCAATTTTCTTCAAATCATTCTGTTGCTTCTGGAACTTTATGGCATCTTTATTGATTTGATCTATCTTCTTGCGTTCACCTGGAGATTGTGCTGGTGTAGCCTTTTGTGACCTGCCATATTTGGAAAGAAGTCCTAATCCTGAAAATTGAACTCCAGCAGCTAAAATATCACCAATAAAGCCTGCGCCTGGCAATGCTTTAATTTTGGCTGTTAAAACACCAATGCCATAAATTGCATCACCAATTTGTTTCGCAAAGTTTTCCATCGCACTTGCTGCGCCGCCAATACCTTCTTGACCAGCCACCAATGACATTGCATCTAGTAAGTCTTTACCAATAATTTCCTTAGCATTATTAGATGCAACTGTTAAGCGATCCATCTGACCTGAATAGCCTTGTGCAGCAGCTAATGCTTGACCCTTGAACTTATCTGTAAGTTCACCAACAATGACATTCATGTCACCAGTTTTGAGGGTGGCTTTAGATAATCCTGCACCTAAACGGCTAAGTCCTGTTGTCTGACCTGTGAATCCACGCGCTAAGGCAACAGATACTTGCCCTAAATCTCTTCCTGTACCAGCGCTAATATCTAAAGCGAGTGCTAAGGCATCTTGTGATTTCTTAACATCGCCTGTCGCTGTAAGAAGGGTTCTAAATGCTGGGCGAAGATTGTCATCAAGGACACCTGTGGCGCGCTGTAAATCAGCAATAAAGTTTTCTACACCAATGGTTGCAAAGGCATTACCTGTATTGGCTAGGGCTAAAGCTAAAGATCGTGCAGCCTTTTCATCTGCTGCGAATGCTTTGACTGATGCCTTGCCAAATGCGTATAACTTAGAAGCTGCAAAGACTCCAGCAAGTTGCTTGCCTAACTTGGCAACGGACTTTTCTAGTTTAGATGTAGCAGTTTCAGCCTGCTTGAATGCTCTGTTGCCGGTATATTCGGCTGCAATATCAATTACTACATTAGCCATCAGCGAGTGCCTACCATTCGATTGAAAGTCTTACCAGCATTGTCAATAGCCTTTAGAACAGCCTTTGTAGCATTGCCCTTGTCATTTTCCCAAGCCTTATAAATTAAGCGACCACGCTCTTTGCCTGACCCTGTAAGTGGGCCCATTGCCTGTGCAAAGTTAGGGCGTGATGATGGCTTTGTGCCTGGCGCTCTGCGACCTGCTGTTTCATAGATAGCACCAGCTGCTGAACGGTTGCGAATCTGCGCTAATGCTGTAAAGCCTCTGCGATTAGGTTTTGATGGTGTTGTCTTGTAACCAATACCGCGCTTGACGATAGATGCGTTAAACACAGGAAACTTGCCGCCTTCACGCGCCCAGTTACTTAATGGCGAAACCGTGACATAGCCTCTAGCTTCTTTTACAACAGGCTTTAAAACGCTAGCAATTTCCTTTTGTGTTTCTTTGCCTAATTCTGGTGCGAATCTGCGAAGTGCCTTACGGAGTTCAACGCCGCCTTTGACGGTTGCTGGCATTGGCTATCTCCTTTGCATCTTCCTGTAGAACCTTGATTAGGTTCTTTAACATCACTTCATCTAGCTCTAATAATTGTTGTGGCGCGATCCCGAGTCTGACACTTAATTTAGCAATCAGATAGGTGATCGAGTCGCGCCCTAAGCCAAAGGGTCATCATCTAACACCTCGACCGAAGTCAAAGTTTCGATGAATGCTTCTCCGAATGGCTTAACAGTTTCACCCGAACGGCGGATACATTCCCAAGCTAGCCAAAAGATATCGCTTTGCTTCTGGTCTTCGATGAACGCCTTGTGAAAGCCCTTTTTGGCGTACATCTCAAAACCGTATTGCACCAATGGAGTGATTGGGTATTCCCCAACTGATCCATCTGCCCTTGTTACTTTTAACTTTGCCATGCTGTGCCCCTTTTTTAGTTGTTTAGAAAGTACCTGTTGTGGCTACTGCAACTGTTGAGTTGGCAGTAAATGTGATTGATTGTGTACCAATATCGCCAACAGCACCGTTGATGTCTGTTGTGTTATTGACTAGCAATGAAACTGTGTAAAGAGGGTTTGTAGCAGATACTGCTGTTCCCTTTTCCTGTAGGAATACGCAAGTTACAGTTGTTCCCCATGCAGCTTGAAGTGTTGCAAGAACATTCGCTGATGCTGTGTCATTGAGGAAGTCGATTGTAACTGTTGATGCTTCCAAGCCCTTTACGAACTTGTGAGATGAGTCGCCCATCGCAGTGACTTCGAGTTCGTCGAAGCTTCTGTTCAGAGTAATAGCGGTTACATGGTCTGAGAGATCGACAGAGTTAATCTTAACGCCGACCTTATTGTTTAGAAATACAGCCATTAGGATTATTCCTCGTCTTTCTTAGTAGATGCTGGCTTTGGTGCTGAAGTAACCTGCCCGATTTTCTTCAGGAAGGCTTCGTTTTCTTTTTCCCATTCGGACATTTTAGCTCCAGGTAGTTAGAACGGATAGTGACATCTCGCAAGTAAGCAAATCGCCAGATTGGGCGTTGAGAACGCTTGGTTGGCTAACTGCTCCCACATTATAGGTCAATGAGGATGCTGCGAGTTTGTTGAACACACCCACAAGGGCATCTTCAATTCCATTGAGGTTGCCTTCATTATCGAACAAAGGCACAGTTATGATTATCTTAAAATTAGCAGTTGGAGCAATCGTGTTATGTTGATTGTTATTAGGCTCTAAATATGGATCAGAAGGGCTAACGATTACTGAGTTAGCAAGAACTGTGGCTGGTGGGAAAGCAAAGGTTTGCCACTTAGTGTTATCGACTAAAGCAGTCGCAATCGTGGTTCTAAGAGTAGTGAGAGCAACTGGCATTATCCGACCATCGAATTAGGGCTAAGTGCGTGAGCAATAAGTCCTCGAACGCGAGCCAATAGAGTGTTGCCCATGCGGTAAGGGCTAGGAGTAAAGTCCGGAGAAACGCCGCCTGTAGAGCTAACCTGGCGTGCCTGCCAAATGTCCACGCTGATCATAAGTGCAGCTTGCTGAACTGCCTTATCTTCTGACCAGTCTGTTGTGGTGCTAGCAGTTACTGTGCCATAAGGATTAACTTCATGGCGTGGTCGCGCTGCTGGTGTTCCGTTAATATTAAAAGTAATTGTGTAATCGCCAACGCCTGTAATGGTCTTTGAGCCATTTAGGTGGGCTTCATTGTTTGTTACAACGATTGTCTGACCGACATAAAATAAATCTTTAACAGCCTGCTCAAAGTAAAGAGTGCCTAATGTGGTTGTGTTGCTGTGTGCCACATTAAAATAAACATTTGACCAAAGCATTGGCAGAATAATTGCATCTGCTGCATCGCACACTTCTTGCAAAGTTGCATCAGGATATAAAGAACCGACACCGAGGGCTGATCGAAGCTCTGCGACTGTAGTTAGTGCCATTTCATATCCTTTCTAAAGACTGGGAGTGGAGCAAG